TTGTTCCGGATCGTGGGCTAATTTTATTTACTTTTATTTCACTCATAATTTTTACCTATTGAAATTTATACCTTATTACTACGATTCCGCTACCAGCATTATTTCCGTGATAACCAGAATCACCGCCTGCTGCAGCACCTGTGTTAGCACCTCCAGCGCCATTATAAGCTGTTCTACCATCTGCTGTAGGTTGACCGCCAGGAGGTCCAGCATTTCCTCCTCCGGAATAAAATACTGATGACCCTGTTATATTGTTTGATATTCCAGCACCGGCAACTTTATTAGCTGTTCCAGCACCACCTGCTCCACCGCCACCAGAACCAGCATTTGTAGATGATGGACCACCACCAGGTTCTCCTTGAGGAGGAGATACAGAAGGGTCATTTCCTGTTCCTCCTGATCCACCTGAACCTGTTCCACCTGCTCCACCGCCAGAGCCGCCTGGTCCACCATTTTGAGTACCACTGTTAGCACCTCCGCCATATCCACCACCAGTTGATGTTTTTCCTAAACCAGAAGAATCATTTCCTTTACTACCATTTCCACCTGAAGCACCACCACAGGATGGATGACTAGCTCCACCTGCTCCAACTACTATTGGATATCCTTGTGCTGTAACTGTTACAGTGCAAGTGCTAGCTAATGGGCTTGCTGTCCAACAACCTGATACTGCTGCTGTTTTAGATTCTCTAAATCCTCCACCGCCGCCACCAGCGCCATAGTGATAACCACCACCACCGCCACCAGCGACTATCATATAATCTACTCTATTATTTGTACCACTTCCTACAGAACAAACTGTAAAAGTTCCTGGTCCAGTAAATTTATGCATTTTAAAATTTGAATCGACTGTTGAAACACAGTTTCCACCTGTAGCTGTTATAAAACTTTCTCCTGTTTGTGCAAATTCATTACTTTGCACTGATCTCCAACCAACCGTTGCATCAATATATACAAAAGTAACTCCTTGTCCTTCTGCAGTTATAATTGTAGGAGCACCTCCTGCACCACCATTAATTTTTTCTGAACCATTTGGATCAACTGTTAAAGCATTTGTATCAAATGTATTGTTATAATCTTGTAAAGAAACTATTGCTCCTGCAGAACCTGCAGGTAAATCAACTTCAAAAGAACCACCTGTGGTATTACAAAAATATCCTTTTCCACTTTCTGCAGTAAATGTAGCTGTTTTAATACTGCCTGTTTGCCAGTCCACAGTTCCTGTTCTTCCAAATCCTGTTTGACTTGCACCTGATGCTAAAGAAATAGTATCACCACTAGCGCCAATAGTAATAGTATTACTATTCTCGTTAATAATATTTGCACCGCATTGGTTTTGTATGTTGTTTACTTTAATTATACTTGTCATAATTATTGAAATTTGTACCTTAATATTACCACACCAGAACCACCATTACCACCGGCTCCACCACCGCCTCCACCACCAGGTCCAGAAGCACCGCCTCCACCACCGCCTGTATTTGCTGTTCCAGCTGTAGCAGCTCCAGCAGATCCTTGACTTCCACCTCCACCACCTGCTCCACCTGTAGCATATGGACCTGAATTATTGTCACGAGATCCACCTCCACCACCGCCTCTTGCAACAGGGCTCCCCGTAATATTTGTTGTTGCTCCAGCACCACCATTACCACCATTAGAAGAAGTTCCAGTAGCTCCAACAGCTGTAGCTCCGCCGCCACCACCAGAACCATAAGCAGGACTACCACCACCATCAGAAGAACCTCCATTGTTTCCTTGAGGTGGACTAACAGGAGGTTGATTTCCTGCTCCACCTGAACCAGTACCAGAATGTGACCCACCACCACCTGAACCACCTGCTCCTCCGTTTTTAGTGCCAGATGTAGATCCACCACCTCCACCACCACCGGCAGATGTTATTGTTGAAAAAGATGAGTTAGAACCAGAAGGTCCTTGAGGAGAAGAAGTAGCATTTGGTGTTCCTGTACCTCCACCACCAACTGAAATTGAATAGCTTCCAGGTGCTACTGGTATAGAAGCTGAAGTAGGGGAATTAGGAGCGGCTAAAGGAGAAGCTGTGTATGGTCCAGATGTTGTAGGGTTGTGTGATTCTCTATAACCACCAGCTCCACCTCCTGCTCCTACATCACCTGAAGTTCCACCGCCGCCACCAGCCACTACTACATAATCTAATACTGCTTGAGCGCCACCACCTGAATTAACTGTAAAAGTTCCAGGACCTGTAAAAATATGAACTTTAAAATTTGTATCAACTGTAGATTCTGTTCCACCTGTTGCTGAAATAAGACCAGCTGCTGTTCCAGCATCGGCATTACCATCATTAACAACTAACCAACCTTTAGTAGCATCTGCATAAACTAATGTTAATGATTCACCTTCTGTAGAAACAATAAAATCTTCTGTTGAATCTTGAATTTTTTCTGAACCATTTGCTGAAACAGTTAAAGCATTACTATCAAAAGTATTTGCATAATCTTTAAAAGCAACTATTGCTCCAGAAGAACCTGCTGGTAAGTTTGCAGTTATAGCGCCACCAGTTGTATTTACAAAATAACCTTCACCATTTGCTGCAGTAATAGTAGATGTTTTAATTGATGTCTGCCAGTCAACCGTTCCTGTTCTACCAAAACCTGTTTGACTTGCACCTGAAGCTAAAGCAATTGTATCACCACTAGCTCCGATAGTAATATTTGTTCCACATTGATTGATAATGTTTCCACCATCTGAAGCTTGTACGTTATTAACTTTTACTGTGCTAGTCATAATTATTTATATTTATACCTAATTACTACAATTCCTGATCCACCACTACCACTAGAACTAGATGGTCCAGGATGAAATGCTCCACCACTTCCTCCACCTTTGTTAGCCGTAGCACTTGATGAGTTTACATTTGAAGCTGCACCTGCTGTTCCTGAACCACACGGACTTGCAGCACCAGCAGCGTTGGTATGACCAACTTCACCACTTCCTCCACCACCACCTGATCTTCCAACTGGTGAGCCTGTAATACAAGATGTTGCACCAGCTCCTCCTCGTCCTGCGTTATTACTTGATCCACTAACTCCGGCTTCAGTAGCACCGCCACCGCCACCTGTTGAATAAGGTGCGTTAGGTATATTACCTACGCCACCTGGTTGTCCTTGAGGCGGACTGACTGGAGGTGTATTTCCTGTTCCTCCACCTGCTGGTCCAGGAGCTGTTCCATAAGGTCCACCACCACCTGATCCTCCAGGAACACAAGCTGGTTTATTACCTTGACCTGCACCCGCACCTCCACCACCAGATGTTATTGTTGAAAATATTGAATTACTACCTCTAGCACCTGCGTCATTTCCAGGAGTTGCTGGAACACCTGATGCACCTGCACCGATAGTAATTGGAAAAGTAGTAGCTGTAACTGGTAAAGCTGCAACGCAAGCACCTAATGGTGATCTTGTATAACAACCAGAAGCAGCACCAGAGGATTCTCTATATCCTCCTCCACCTCCGCCACCACCATATCGACCGCCACCAGAACCGCCGCCCGCTACTACTAAATAATCTACTGTACTTGATCCAGAAGGATTCCCAGCGCAAGAAACACAAAAAGTTCCTGGACCCGTAAATGTATGAATTTTAAAATCTCCAGTGCAAGTTACACTATCACCACCACTTGCTGTTACAAATTTTGGTCCACCTGATATTTCATTACTATTTACAGGTTTCCACCCTTTAGTTGCATCTACATAAACTAAAGTAACTGCTACTCCCGTAGTGTTTAAAACTAAATCTAAAGCCCCACCATCAATATTAGATCCATTTCTACCTATTGTTATATTATTAGTTCCTGCCGTTTTTGCATAATCAGAAACAGATACGATATTTCCAGCAGAAGGAGATGCTGGCAGTGTGGCTGTCACAGCTCCAGCTGTTGTATTTACAAAATAACCTTCGCCATTAACAGCAGTAAATGTTGAAGTCTTAATTGATCCTGTCTGCCAATCTACAGTTCCTGTTCTACCGAAACCTGATTGTGATGCACCTGTTCCAAGTGTTACTGTATCACCAGATTCACCTAGTGTTAAAGTAGTTCCGCATTGTGGTGCTACTGTATTTACTTCTATTTTACTCATTAAACTATTACCAACGTCCCTGTTACTGTTATTGTATTAACAAAAGTTACTGGACCTGCTAATACTGCAGACTCAATAACCATATCTTTG